GGAAACATCAGTTATTGGAGATAAACAAATTGGACAAATTTTAAGTTCTTCCAGTATAAACCTGTATTGAGTTAATAAATTGTTAATATCAGCACTTATACCTTTTTTCTTTTCTTCTGCTGTTTCAATAACTTTCAGGATAGCGTCAAATTGATTAATACCCCCGTTAATCTTGTTTTTTCGTTTCTTGGTTTCAAGGAGAATGGAATAGTCTATCTTTTCCAGATGTCTCTTTAATTCGCTTGCTACGAGTCTTATTTGGTGTTTCTCATGCGTTAATTTGATTGCTTGGGAGAGTAAATCAATTAATCGGTTTCGCTTTTCCAATTCTTTCATTGGAAAAACAAAGTCCCTCAAAATTTTGGAAATTTTTTCAAAAGTTGTGGTATCACGAAAAAGAGTTATTTCAAGATCCCGTACTTTTTTAATCATGTCAGAAAGTTCTAAGGAACTATCTTTGACATCAATCCACAATCTTGTTTTTTCTTCTACAAACGAAACTTCTTTCTGCATTTCATCGAGGTAATCCAAATCTTTTAACTTGTTTGTCAAGGATTCAATCTGTTCTGTTTTCTCCTTGATGATAGTATTTGTTGTGTTAATTTGTGTTGTTAATTTTGAATTATACTCATCGACTTTTTCTATGTTCAAAATCTTGTTAAAAGCTCTGGCTACTTCCCCTGGACTGCTTGTAATTAGAAAGTGTTCATCTAATTGATTTTGGATATTTATTTCTGAAAGATTTAATTTTTGAACCACCAGATCAGGGACATTACTGCCAGAATCAAAAGCAGCTTCNCCCANNTTATANGCTGTTTTTCCTTTGTTTGTTTTAATTCCTTGAGCGTCATCAATCGAGACTCTTGCTTCTTTTTCTCCGTGCGAAATGAACCTCGTTCCTAATGGTCTGTTCGTGTTCAACCATTCAATTGCTCTGAAGATAGCAGTCTTTCCAGAAGAAGATTGTCCTACAATTATATTAACATTTGGATGGAGATTGAGTTCTGTATTCCTGTGAGATTGAAAACCAGATATTTTAACTTTTTTCATTTTGAAGTGCCTTGATAATATCAGGAGTAACTACTTCTAAAAAACCTGATAAGGTAAAAATGTACCAAGTATCATTATAATTTATATTTTTTGACAGAAAAGTTAGGTATGCTTCTAATTTTCTTTTTTCTCTTTTATCTATCATAACGCATTTTCCCCTGCCATTTCTACGAAAGATAAGTAGGGGAGTTTTGTTTGTTCTCGCAGCATCGTAAGCGCATTGATCCCAAAACTTTTCTATAACAGTAATTTTTTGTTTGGAGTCAATAAGATCGAGAATGTCCCATTTAACAGTTGAGGCATACCCGGTTTTGCACTCAATATTGTATCGGTCAATGAGAGGCTTTGCAATTTCATCTGAAAAGGAAATATCACCGTGTTGATTAGCTGTATCTTTACCTCCCTTCCATCGAGAAGTTGCTTGACCTCCGCTTCCAGCAGTTCTCCTAAGTAAGTCGTCACGCTGTCCGTCTGACCACCACAAGGAGAGTTGTTTGCAGATTTCGTTTTCAAATGATCCCCCCTTTGCCATTACCTCACCTTTTTCCCTCTGATGACAGTAAATTTTGATTCAATTTCTTCCCACAAAGTTATGACTTCCTGCTTTAACTGATCTTGCAATTTGTTTTCTTCAATATGAGTAATTGCTTTTTCTGCAAAACCAAATTCTTGATCAACTGCTTTGTATTTTGTTAATCCAAGTCCATCTTTTAAATACTGTAAATTCTCTCGAATGTCATCAATTCCATAGCCAAATAGAATTGAAATGAAACAACTTCGGAATGGATCATCCAGACTGGACTTCTTGATTATGCAATTACTGCGAATTCCAATAACCTTTTCATGTTTCTTTCCATTCGACAAAGTTATTGTTTTAACAATTTTCCCACCTTGTGCAGGGGGGCCTACTCGAATTCTTAGGGAAGAATAGTACGGAATAGCTCTCCCACCTGGTGTAGTTTCTCCAGAAGGCCCCTCTCGTAGTTGATTGCTACAAACAACGACCCAATTATTGTTAGCAATGAGCCTACAAGTTTTGCGTAATCCTTCAGAGAATTCTTTAGCTCTACGCATCCCATATTTATCTTCGTCGTCGATTTCCATTTTGGTTGATAAGGCTGCAAGGGAGTCGGCGAACACCCCATTTATTCCTCCTTCACTTTTGGGTTTCCAATCCCAAATCTTTTCAAACATTTCTGTTACAGTATCAGGTCGTAAATACTGTTCGGGATTTAATTCTACACCGTAAATTCTGGAATACTCCTGATTTAATCTTGCTTCGGGATCAAGGAATAAAACGTCTCCTTGGTGTGCTTGACAGGAAGCAGCAATTTCTGCAAGTATGCTTGTCTTTCCTGCTCCACTTGGTCCAAAGACTTCAACTAAATTACCACTCGGCAAACCACCCCCTTTGATAACTTTGCCGCAAATTGCCAAGTCCAAAAGTGTAGAGCCAGTTGAAACAACTTGAAGAGGAGGGGATTTCCTCTCTTCAGGATTAGAAATCCCCTCGGTGATATTGTCAACTATTTCTTGAGTTTGTCTTTTAAGAAGCACTGGTTCCTCTCCTACTTCCAATAGAAGCTCGACGTTTTTCTCGTTCTAACTTTTCAATTTCCTCATTTAAAGAAAAACAAATTTCATAAACATTGCAGTTTTGACAAGAACGGAGTTTGTCAATGGTGACACCAATTTGTCCTTGTTCCTCAGGACAAGATGGATCATTATTTTTAGGGGTTTCATTTTGAATTTCTTTTTGATTTTCAGGTAANGCCTGCCCTCCACGAACTCGACCGATTGAACTTACCGGAGGTTTTTCAGTTTGTAAAACAGTTTCATCACTTTTGGTTTCAATTGCTTTTCCATGCAGAGCTTCNTAAACCTCTTCGTAACTTGGAATGTTAACAATTTCTTCTAAGCAAAGGGAAGAATCCAAAAGAGCATCAGGAATTTCGTAATCCCGATCTACAAATTTATGACCAAGATACTGAGTATTTTTTGCCCCAGCGCCTTCACGTTTAAAAGAAATTGATTTACCAGTTTTGTCGTAAGCAGTAAAATTAATTTTCCCACCAGATCGGGGAGATTTAGACAATTCGAGCAAATGACGCTCCATAAAATAATGGGCTACCATCATTACTTGAATTCCTTTGTCTTCCTCTTTTTGGTCATCATAAACCAAAATATTATAAATGCAACGTCTTGTTGGATTTAAACTTTTAAGAGTATCTTCATCTTCACCAGCATTTTTCAATTTTAATTGATGTTCACAAACAGGACAGGGTTTTTGGTAGTTTCGTGCAAGACAAACATATTGATTTTCGTTCACCCCAACTCCATTATGAACAAACAAGGTTAGAACATAGCCAATTTCACCAGGCTTGACTTTAGGGTTTGGATTTCCTTCACCAATAAGGTAGGGAACAATGTCAATTAAATGTTCACCAGCAGAGATTTTCCAAAGAGGAACTTGCAAATCCTCTTTGAAGATACCTTTGAATTTTCCACTTGATTGTCTGGTATCATAAGATTCTTGAATCCTCCGGTTTAAATCATTTTGCATCTTTGCTTTCATTTCGCTTAGTTTCATTAAGTTGCCTCGCTTTCTTTAAAGTGTTTTCAAAGAATTTTACTTTAGCATCATAGTAAGAGCTAAATATTGCAAATGTAATTAATCTTGGAATTGTGTAAACTATAAACAGAGTTACAAAAAGTAGTCCGATGATTTTAAGAATATCAATCATTGCTTCGTCGAAGTTTGGAACGCCTGTTAAGATCATCATGAATGAAGTCAGCAACTCGTTCAGTGGCATTTTCTTTTATTTCCTTTGGCACCTCCTTTGAATAGTATTCCCCAAGGTAAAGTTTGACTAAGTTTTCCAATGCTGTTTTCTTTTGATTCAAAGATTCNACAGCGACTTTCAAAATTTTGAAATTACTAACACAAGAATTATAATAATCTTGTGCTACTTTAAACCGTTCAGTTTGAATNATNGTNGAGTTAATTGCTGCTTCCGTTACTTTCTCCATTTGAAATGCTTTTGGATTGTTACGAATTGCTACATCAAGTTCTGCTCTAAGCAATTCCAATTGGTCTTTTGCTCGATCTTTTTCGTCTTCCGCTTGAATCATATCCATTGCAAATTCATGGTAGAGCATAGGGTGTTTTTCAAATTCTTGGTCAAGAGAATACTTGTCAATCTGAATGTTTTCTTTGAAATCACTCATTACAGTCTCCTTTTTTGCGTTATTTAATAGTATTATACCATACTTTTCTCTTTTTCCTGTAAAATTAATTGCAATAAATCATTAAATCTTTCTTTTTCCCCGTATGCACAATCTTTTGAAATGATGGAGAAATAAGAAAATAGCCTATTAGCCTGCAATTCCCAAAGACTTTNGCAGGCTNCTTTACTTGGTTTGTTCACTAAATATATGTGCATCTTTTTGGCCTTTGCAAAAATTATTGTCAATTACTCCACTAATTCTAATGCTACTTTTTTCATATAAACTTCTCCCATAATTGTTTTGCTATTATAAATAAAAGAAATGCTACAAACAAAGATAATGGAATACAAACAGTTATAAGGGTTACTGCTAAAATATAATCAACGGCAGATTCCCATTTTTTATTCATTTGTTCCTCGCTATTCCTGACACGCCAGAAAACAGGATGCAATTAATCCTGCTTTCCCTGAATACATATAGGATTCGGAAAAAATTGAGATAAGTTGGGCGATTTTAATATCACCTTTGTTTAACAAAACCGTTGCTAAATACCCAAGAATAGCGTATCTGATTGATTCAGGTTCGTCCTCAAGACCTTTTAAAATTGTAGCTACTTGATTCCATTTGTTTGGAACATTTTCAATTAATATTCTACATAATTCAATTGTTGCAGATTCACTTAGCTTGACCTTATCAATTGCTTTTAGTGCTTCTTCATCGTTTAAATCAATTACTTGATCTAAAAGAACTAAGGCTTTTCGTGGAGAACCATCGCTAACTTTTGCAATCTCTTCTAAGACCTTTCCAAAATCTCCATCTATTGGAACTTTCTCGGCTTTGCAAACACTTCTTAGTAAGGTTACAATTGAGCGTGATGGTAAAGCAGAAACTTGAAATGTAGTACACCTTGTCCTGATTGTCTTTAAAAGTTTTTCAGGATCAGTTGTGCATAGAATAAATCGAACGTGCTCAGGAGTGTCTTCTAATAGTTTTAAAACAGCGTTTTGAGCATCATTTGTTAATTTATGACACTCATCAATTAAGTAAATTTTGACTTTTCCTATCCAGGGTTTGTAGTCAGATGCAGATTTAATATCCCGTATTGTATCAATCCCTCTGGTATTTGCAGAATTGTATTCGTGAAAATCTTCATCTGAACATTTTAAATATTCTTTCATTATTCGGGCTACAGTGGTTTTCCCACAACCACTTGGTCCATGGAAAAGAAATGCTCTTGGTTGTCCTTCTGTACGATTTAGAATTGATAGTAAGGAACTGACCATACTATCATTTCCATAAAACGTATCGAAATTAGGCGGTCGATATTTAGTGTGTAGAGGCAGGTTCGACATAGACCCCCCGTTTCAATTGTTTTACTTCAGGTTTAATATTAACTGTGTATTCAACAGAATGATTCTCTAAATATTCCCGAATTGCATCTTCAGAAATGCTTGATAACTTTTTACCTTGTTCGTTTGCAAGTTGTGTAAGAGCTTCAACCAAATTTGGATCAATTGTAAAACTGACCCGTATTTTGTTTGCGGACATATCACCCTTCTTTTTTCGTCCCATTTTAGTCCTCCGTATATTCCTTCTTTTCTAACCATGCTCCATCAATAGGAGTCATTTCAATTTCAATGTCCAACGGAACTGTAATCCAGTCCCATGCTTGTCTGAGTCTAACCGTCATTATTTCTCGGGCTAAATTGGACACTTCCTTTGCTTCTTCAGGTATGACATCCAAAACAATACTATCGTGAATCTGACCAATAATTTTTGTCTTGAATTGTTTCTTTTTTAATTCTTTGTTCAATTCAATTAATGACCAAAGTAAACAATGGAAAGCACTTCCTTGAACTGGTGTATTTGTTATTTGATTCTTTCTTAAATAACCTCCTCGTCTGAAACCAGTTTTTAACTCTACATATCCATGACGTAAGTAAAAGTTCTCTTCGTATTCAGTCCATTCCTTTGTTACTTGATATTTTTTCCAGAACTTCTTTTCTATTTGTTGTAAGTGTATTTCAAATGGGCTTGGATCACCCATCATTGCTGGTTTGTAATAATCCAGCCCCTTGCTTTTTAAATGATCGTAAATATCAATTCCACTTTTAGTAGTCAAGCCTTTAATGTTTTTCCAAAATCCTTCAGCGCAAGGTTTNTAATATGAACCATAGAAAAATGCAAAAACAATGGAATTCTTTGTGTGAAATCTTAAATCCTTTGTTACCTCTTCAGGAGGCAAGTGTAAAATATCTATTGCTTGATCCCTGTGCATATCTGTTGTTGGATCATTAATATAACTCATTAGAACTGGATCGTTGGTATAACAAGCCATGATCCTGACTTCTAATGAAGCAAAATCAATTTCCATGATTTGATTCCCTTTGCTTGGTATCAAACCCATTCGACAAGATTTTTTTGATTCCTTATCTCTTACAGGTATGTTTTGAAAGTTTGGGTGATCGGAACTACTTCTAAAAGTTCTGGCAAAATGAAGATTAAATGTTGGGTGAATTCTACTATCTGGACAAATTTCTCTTATAAATTGTGCTAAGTAAGTATCCCTCGTTTTTAAGAGTTTTCGATAAATGACTAAGTTCTTGGTGAAATCTGTTTGGATTAAATTCAGGGATTCAAAATCAACTGAATTTTTTCCACCATCAGTTAGTTTTATAGAGGTTAATGCAAGTAAATCATACAGCAATAAGTTTAAATCTTTTGTGGATTTAAAATTTAGCTCACGCCCAGTGTGCTGTTTAAATATATCGGATTCAGGACATGACCGAAGAGTTGACTCCACGCTACTGATTTGTACTGTGAGACGCTCGTTCTCATCGAGGTAGTATTTTGCGTCCGCTCCGATTCCCACTGCTTCAATCTCGCACAAAGTTTGTAATCCTTTGTGGAACAAATCCGCACCCTTTTGTAATACCTTTTGTCGTTGAATTTCAGACTTTTGGGCTTCCAACAACTTGAATCCAAACAATGAATCGAGTCCTCCGTATTCAAGGAGTTTTGGTAGAGGGCATTTTGATAACAAGTTCCAGCCATTCTCATCTTGTTGGTTAATATATTTTTGGACTTCTTTTTCATAATCTAACACCCCCCATCTGACAAACGCTTGAAATTTTAAACCAGTAGTTTCAGGTCTGTCATCTAAAATATGTTGATTGGTCATGGTACACCAATCCCATCCTTTAGTCTTTACGTTTAAAACTCCCCTCCCCCATTTGTCTTCAAATTTCAAATGGTGCGCTACTTTTTCTATGTTTGGATTTTCTAAAATTCCTTGCCACATCATAGCTATTGAAGCCAATTCAATTTCATCCCAAGCTCCAGGATAATGAAATGGAAAAGCAAATGCTTCTTCTGAATTTGTTGCAAATGAAACGGACCAAATCTTTTGATCTTTTTGATAGGGGTTTAAACTTGAAGTTTCATAATCGAAAAATATTGTTTCAGCTTTGTGTACGTTTTCTAACTCTGTCATTACATCATGAAAGACTGTCAATTTTTTGACTCTATTTTCATAATCAAAAGGTGTTGGCCTATCCATACTTAAACAAGATGCAGCATATTGCAAATCTGATTCAAACACCATCTGTAGTTTAGCATCTTTGTTTCGATTAACATAGGATGGGTGATACATTGGGATAACCCAGCAGTTATATTTATGAAAGGGAATTACATATCTTCTCCACTTTCCAATAGACTGTTCCCCTGAAAACAAATCCAAAAAGAAAGAGTCAACTGCAACCCCACCCAACAACCAAATAAAAGTTGGTTTTAAATCCTCGATTACTTTTTCAACATTAGGTTTACAATGTTGAATTTCTTTTTTGGTGGGTTTACGATTCTTTGGGGGTCTGCAATTTACTGCATTTATTTTCCAAAAATCATTGTCCAAATCTAAATTTAGTTTTTTCAGGCAAGTTCTTAA